CTAAGTGAAACTGCGCCTATGGAAGTTGCATTATGCATATTGCATATTATGCAACGCGCATAACCCGCGCGCGCGGGTCCTGCGGGCGAGTACGCGCGAAGGAACGCACATGGCGTCAGGCAGTCAGGAACGCACCTTCAAGCCATGTAAGGGCCGAAGGTGGCTCCAAGTGCCACCCAAGAATTCCGAGCCGTCTGCGTTGATTGTAGGCTGTGTAAATCTAGTGGGTTGAGACTGTGGACGAGAAGCCTAGTGTGTCTGCTGGGGTTGTGTATTGGGTCATGCTGACAATGTTTATTGCTGGGTCGCTATTTGGTTGGTTGCTACGCGAATTGGGTGTTGGTAAGTGACTTACAATGTGCTCTGCGGGTCGGGCCAGCCGGGGACCCGTCCCACAACTTTTCAGGCGCACGCAGTCAAGGCGTTTACAGGTGCCCGCAGGCACCGTGCCTTGACGCGTGCATAGCATGAAAGTTGGGGACGAGGCACCTACTGGCCATGTGCCAGCCGCGTTAGAGTCGCCTCATAGCCCGCTAGTTACTGGGTCCTTTGGGCCACGCGTTGTACGTTGGGCAAAGCGTAGGTTGTCGCTAACGCTTGACCCTTGGCAGCAGTATGCACTGTGGCGCGCGCTAGAGCATGATGCAGACATGCACCTTTTGGCGCGAACCGTGCTGCTATCAGTGGCGCGTCAGAACGGAAAAAGCGTTATTGTGCGTGCCTTTGTTGGTTGGCTTATGGATGAAGGGCACAAATGGGACACGTTCCGTAAATGGGATTTCATCTTATTGGCTGCACATGATGCCAAGCAGGCACGTATTCCTTACGATTACATCAGGCGTGACTTGCTGTCATATGCTGATATCAATACATGGGGACACACAGCAAGGCGTCAGGGGACAGCGCGAGCAAGAGCAACGCAATACACTGGACTAGAAGTCAATGGGGTTCGCGTTGACGTTGCTACTTCGCAGGCAGGTAGTGCACGCGGTATTTCACCCGGTTTGATTTGCTTTGATGAGGTACTAACGCAAACCACATTCAACACATATGAGGTACTTTCGCCCGCACAGGTAGCAATTCCTAATTCACAAATGCTGATGACAAGCACCGCAGGGTACGCAGATAGCGTTGTTTTGCGTGCTATGCATGATCGTTTGTACCGTCAACATACAGGCGCAGAGCAGCATGACCCGTCATTTTTGGGTATGTGGTGGCGCGCAGACGATGATGATGTAACGCTAGAATGGGATCAGTTGCAGAAGGCTAACCCGTCATTGAATGGCGGTAGGCTTTCAAAGCAAATGATAACCAGTGAGTATCTGATCTTACCGCGTGGTAGTTGGGTAAGAGAAAGGTTGAATAGGTGGCATGATGAAAGGGTGGATGCACCTTTTAGTATTGCTTCTTGGGGCGCATGCAGGGTACCTAATCCGCTAGCACCTGAAAGTGTAGCGGGTGGCTATGTAATTGCATGTGATGTGCTTTCAACTTGGAGTGAAGGAAGCATCATTATTGCTGCGTTGCGTAAGGATGGACGGGTTGGAATTGAGGTACATAGGCAACTGTTAGCGCGTACTGAACGTCCATTGACTGCGCCTGACTTCACTAGAGAAGTAGCAGCAATTGCAGCAAAAGTGAAGGTAGATGCAATTGTATATAGTGCGTCATCTGCGCTCGCGCCTGCATTTGAAAGACATGCTACAGAAACAGGGTTGCCATATCAGGCAATCACAGCATCTAGAAATGTCATGGCATGTGCAGACTTTGCAGAAGCAGTTACCGCTAAACGCATCGCACACGATGACCCATTTTTGGACTCGCAAGTTGCTAGTGCACAAAGGCGATTTATTGGGACAGAAGGTGCTTGGCGATGGACAATTAGCGGAACACCTATTACCGGTGTGGTTGGAGCGACACTATCCGTAGCCATTGCTGCTAAGTCAGTTACCCCTGTGCAGGTATTCTTGTAAGTTGCTTACATTCTCACTTTCATTTATACTTACAGAGTGAGTAAGAAGCATCGCAACACTTCACTTACAAAGGTTCAAGAACGCAAAACAGTTGTGCCTACTGCTACGACCACAGCAGTAGGCACTATGATTTCATCCCTTGCAATTCCTTCTGCTGCATATCCACTAACGGTAATTGAAGCAGCAGGGGTTTCGGCAGTAAGGCGTTGCGTTACGCTAATCGCTAATGCAATTGCTGGTCAACGCTGGACAGAATGGGAAGGCGAGCCAGCACAAAGGCTTGAAGTAGTTTCACGTATTGTGAAGCGTCCAGCAGCAGCAATGACTAGACGTGAATGGGTATGGCGCGTTGTTGCATCTATGGCGTTGAATGATGTTTCACATATCTACATGGTTGGCGGTGTAGATGATGAAGGCGTGCCGGGTAGTCTAATTCCGCTGCCAAAGGATGCAATTTCGCCTGCTGGTCTAGTTGATCCTTGGGGTATCTTTCCGCCCACGCAATACACAATTAGTGGCGTTGCTGGCACTGTAAGTAGTGAAGCAATTATTTCTGTTCGTTCTGCATTCTGGCCCGGTGTTCCGTCCCATTTGCAAGGCATCTTGCAGATGGCGCGTAATTCGCTTATGTCTGCATGGGCGAGTGATGCGTACGTGTCAAGATATTGGCAAGCAGGCGGAACACCGGTTACACAGATTACGACGGATCAGGAATTGGACAATACGCAGGCGGATATTATCGCGGGTAGATGGCGCGATAGACGCTCGCAGGGTCCCGATTATCCTGCTGTGCTAGGCAAAGGTGCGAAGGCGGAACCTTGGGGCGCAGATGTTTCACAAGCACTTGCAATTGAAGCGCGACGCGATATCGCCGCAGAAGTTGCAAACCTGTTTGGTATCCCTTCGCATTATATCAATGTAAATCCGCCGGGTTCATCCATGACATATAGCAATGTGCAGGATGAAGCACTTTCACTTGATAGATTTACTTTGTCGGGTTTTTATGATCCTATCCAAGATGTAATTAGTGACCTTCTGCCAGAAGAACGGTTCATGCTAATTGACATGACCCGCCTTACGCGTGCTGCGCAAGAGTCGCGTTTCCGCGCTTGGGCGATTGCAACAGGTAACAAGCCTTGGATGACTGCAAGTGAAGTGCGCGTTGAAGAAGGTTTGGCACCTAACGAAGTTATTGATACGTTGCAGGATGCACAGGTGGCAGGCGCGGAGTCTGCTACAAATAACTTTGGTGCTACACCTGCTGTGCCTGAACCTGAACCTGTAGAAGTGTAAGGTACTTACATGAAAACCCAAACTACTTCACTGGGTCGAATTGAAGTACGTGACATTGAAGGTTCACCCGGTAAGTTTGAAGGAATGGCGCTACCCTATGGCGTCACAATTGAAGTTTCATATGGCAAAGAGCGTTTTATTCAAGGCGCATTTTCTGATGCTGTAGCGTCAATCAATAGTGGTGAGAGGGTCGCCTATCTAAATAAGCATGGCATTGATGGCGGTGTGCCTGTTGGCGTTATCAGTGGTGCGCAGGAACGTTCAGACGGACTATGGTTTTCCGGTGAGTACCTAGACGTTCCTGAAACACCGCATGCACGTTCGCAAGTGCAAGCGGGTATCAATGGCGTTAGCGTTGAATTTGTACCGGGTAAATTCAGACGCAAAGCAGACGTTGTTGAACATTACGCAGGCGTTAGGCTTGCTGCAATTGCTGGCAGTTATGCGCCTGCCTACAGGCAAGCGCGGGTTGCGCTTAGAAGTGTGGCTTATACAAAGGGAGTGAAGATGCCTAGCCTTACTGTTGCTGCGCTTACTGAGCGACGCGACGCGATTACTTCTCAGATTGCAGCAGTGCGTGCCATTGCTGAGACTGAGGATAGAGCGCTAGAAGATGCTGAAACGCGCGACATTGAAAATCTGAGCGCACGTCTTACCAACGTGGATGCACTGCTTACAGATGCGCGCGCAGACGAGCAGCGTAGAGACGCAGAAAGGCGCGCCTTGCCCGCGCGAGCCATTAGTGGCGGTAATGCCTCACCCGCAGTTGTGACGCGCGCTGAGAGCGTTTACGGACCGTCTACGGGTCAGTCTTACTTTGCTGATTTGATGGTGGCTACGCGCGACAGTGGCGCGGCAGAGAGGCTGCACCGGCACAAGTCGCTTGTGCTTGATCTGGCTGACCAGATGGAGCGTGCAGTAGACTCGTCTAGCATTGCTGGTGCGTATCCCACTAATTACTACCCTGATTTGTATATCCCTGATATTGCGTATACGGGTCCCCTTTCTGCGTTCTTTGCAACTACACCTATTGCTGCACCTAACCCCATTATCGTTCCTGCATTTGCAACAGTGACGGGCGATACTGCGGTGCAGTCTGCTGAGAATGCAGCAGTTGCAGATGTTAGTCTTACAACTGCACCTAAGACTCTTACACCTAAGACTATTGGTGGTGAAACCATTGTTTCACGCCAAGCAGTTGACGGTGCCTCGCCCGGTACAGATGTTATTATCGGTAATGAATTGCGCGAATTGCTGATGCGCGATACCGAACGTGAAATTGCGCTAGTGCTTGAAGCGCTTACAACGTCAGGTGCAATTGCTGACACTGCTGGTACGGGTGGCGCACAAAGCGGGCGAGACTTGTATAAGGGCATCGCAAAGGCTTTGGGTGAATTCTATTCTGGTGCTGCTGCGGGTGGTGCTGGTGCGCGTATGCTGCCCGCAGAAGGCGTTTTTGTGAATAGCACTGACTGGGGAAACCTAGTTGCTGGTGAGGATACTGCGGGTCGCCCGCTGATGGCATATATCAATCCGCAGAATGCGCTTGGGCAGCAGACAGCAGCGGGTTTCCAGCGTGGTCAGATTGGCGGAATTCCTGTTGAACCTGCGTGGGCCATTCTGCTTGCAACCAATGAAGTGATTGCACGCAAGAATGATGCGCGACAGTGGAAGTCTGCTGTGCTTGACGTGCGTCTGATGGAGCGTGCTGGTCCGCAGTCTGTTGTGTTTGCTATCTGGCAGTATTTCGGGTTTGCAGTGCTCCAGCCTAAGGGAGTCCGTCGGTACACTTACACTAACGTCTAGGTTTTGTAAGTAATTTACAAAGGGGAAGAAATGCCTACAAAGAAGGATGACATTCCCGATCCTGAGGATACCGGTACTACCGATATTCCTGATGAGGATGCAGGAATTGAGGCACCTACATCTAACGATGTTGGCGATCAGACTCTAACGCAGGCTGATACTGCGACTGAGGATACAGACGAAACATAATGCTTGGAGTAACGGGTGCCCAAATTCTATCTTTTGTTGGTAATAAGACGCCAGCAGCAGAAGATACTGAATGGGCAAATGCAATTGCAAGTGCGCTTACATCAGGTTTGTATGTGAGGCTGAATGGCGCAATAATTGCAGACCCGTCTGCGGCAGAAGATGAATTGAATGTTGCTTTGCTTCTGGCTGGCGCAGAAGGTTACAAAAGACGTGAAGCAACATTTGGTTTGACTGGGTATGCAGACTTGGAAGGTGGCGCAATTCGCGTTGCTAGAGACTATCTAGAAGGCGTAAAGCCTCTTATTGATAGGTACTCTGCGGGACCCGGCATAGGATGAGCCTACAGACAAGTAGGCAACTACTGCTGACTACACTTGAAACTGCGGGTATAAATACGTTCTATGGCATGGGTAGATTTACTGCACCATGTGCACGCATTTATCCCGCAGAGCCTTGGGTAGATTTGTCGGGTTTGGCAAATGGCAGGCGTACTCAAAGATGGGAAATTTGGGCAGTTGCAGGTAAGTCTGATGCAATTGCTAATTTCGATGAATTGGAAGCATTAGTTAGATCAATTGATGTTGCTGTAAGTGCCTTACAGGGATGGTCATATCCTGCATGGCGCAGACCAGCAATTGCAGAAATGGGCGGAACGCGTTACTTTTCATGTCGTGGCGTAGTTGAAACCACAGCAGAGGTTTGACAGTGGCAACCATTCTGTTTATGAAAACTGCGCTATTTACCTTGAAGGTTGGCGCAGGGTCAGAGGCGCCATTTCAAGGCGACGCGGCAGACGTGCATGTAGAAGTTAGCGCGGGTGATGTTGTCGAATATCCTACATTGGATGGCAACGTTGCTTCTAATACTGAACCTGAAAGTTATGCGCTTGTGATGCGTGCGGGTCAGGATTATAGCGCAAGTGGTCTGGCGCGTTTCTTGTGGGATAATGCGGGACAAACCGCAGATATTGAATTGAATGCACATGGTCAAACTGCGTTGCCAACTGCTGCAACCCCTGCTGTAACTGGACAAGTCAAACTTGTTCCTGTTGCATATGGTGGCGAGGTTGGTACCTTTGCTGAATTTGAAGTTACGCTACCCTTCCTTGCAAAGCCTGTTCTTGCAATTGCGTAATGGTTGCACAAATGAAAATAGAAGGCGTGCCAGAGGTAACGCGCGCTTTCAGTAAAGTTGAAGATGAAGTACGGGATATGTCAGAAGCGCATAGGGCAGAAGCAGAAATGCTTTTGCCTGATGTGCTATCAAAGACGCGTAAGAAGTCTGGTGAATTAGCGTCAGGCTGGCAGACGGATGGTATCGCCACAGAGGCTAAATTTTCTAATGATGTTGTGTATGCAGGCGTCCAAGAATACGGATGGTCAGATCACAATATCGACCCAACTAATGCAATAAGTCAAGCCTTTGCGTCAAACACAGAGCGTACAGAGAAGGTGTATAGTGACGCAATCGAACGGATTGGAAAAGCAGCAGGGTTCGACACAAAGTAAAATTGATCTGTCCCAAATTGCAGCAGACCACCCTGTAAATGAAAAGGTGGCAGTGCTGGATTTGAACACTTTTGATGCAACACAATTGACGTTGCTTGAAGTGTTGGACATGGCAGATATTACAGGCGTTGAACCTGAATTGCTTGGCACGCTTTTGTCTGCGAAGGGTCAGACTAAAAAGCGTATGACCATGCTGTATGCAATGGCTTGGTGCATTGCAAGGCGTGCTGATCCTACGTTGAAGTTTCCGGAAGTATGTAGTTGGAAACTTGAAATTGTTGGTGAAGTATCTTCACAAGATATTGCAGAGCGCACAGAGCGTAGCAACAAACGTGCAGCAAAGATTGTTGGCGCAGCAAGTGTAAGTGGTTTACCACCCAGTGAAGCAGCACAATTGACTGTTGCTGAATTGGGCGCATACGCAGATAGGCGAGCGAGGCAGAACAGAGCGGCGAGGCGTTCGCATGCTAGGTAAAGGCGTCGCGCTAGTTGTTTCAATCCTTGGCGATACTAAAGGATTGGAAAAAAGCCTTGGGTCTGCGGGTGGAGAAGTAAAAGACTTTGGTAGTAGTGCGCTTGGCACTGCTGCCAAAGTTTCAGTTGTAGCAGGCGCAGCACTGGCAGCAGGCGCAGCAATTTACGGTATGGCAAAGGCTGCCGCGTCTGATCGTGCAGAGCAGCAGAAACTTGAAGCAGCAATTACAGCAGCAGGCGCAGCAACAGCAGAAAGCACTGCGCAAGTTGAAGCAGCAATTGCAGCGGGTCAAGAACGCGCCTTTAGCGATAGTGAAACTAGAGAAGGTTTGCAGTCTCTAGTTACTGCAACAGGGGACGTTACAACTGCAACTGCTTTGTTGCAGCAAGCGCAGGACCTTGCACGATTTGCAGGCGTTGACCTTGCAAGTGCAAGTGATGCAGTTGCAAAGGCGCATGCGGGTCAAGATGGCGCATTGCGTAAACTTGTGCCGGGTCTGGAGAAAGGTGCAACTGCAAGTGATACGCTTGCAGCAGCATCTAAAATGGCTGCGGGTCAGGCAGACTTGTATGCAAAATCTGCCGAAGGAATGGAAGCAAAGGCAGGCGATGCTTTCGGAGAATTGACAGAAACTATTGGCGAAGTGTTCTTGCCTGTGTTAGATGCTGTGCTTCCAATTGTGATCCAAATGATAAAACTGTTTGGGCAATTGGTGAAAGCAGTTTTGCCTTTGCTTATCCCAATTCTAAATGCGGTAGGTAAGGCACTTACAATTGTTGCCAACATTCTTTCAACTGTTGTTGGTTGGCTTATCAAGTTTATTGAATGGGTAACTAAGGCAATTGGGCAGATTGGCGATTTCCTTAGTAGCGTCAATCCACTAAAGGATTTCAAGTTGCCATTTGGTATTGGCGGACCATCTGGGCAAAGTCAAAGTGTCTCAGCAAATACGCGCGCAGTGGGTGGAAGTAGTAGCAATGCTGGTGGCGTTCAAATCAATATCTATGGGGACCCGTCAGTAATTGAAGCAAAAGTCACAAAAGCACTGCGCGATTATGCAAGACGAAATGGTAAGGGTAGTCTAACTGCATTGGGTAGTTTCTAGTGCTTCCGCCTTTGCCTGCAATTGGCTCTGCGAAAATTGACATTTGGGGACCTTCGCCCGGTAGCGCTAAATGGGATGAAGCGGTATGGGATGGCGGGCGATGGTCCTTTTATGATTGGCGGGATGTTACACCTGAAAGCGTAGCGGTTCGCGCTACTTGGGGCGCGGATGATGCAGTCGGAGTATTGACAATTCCTGCTGCGGGATCATGGGTAATCAATACTTATGATCCAACCAGATTGCTTGATCCGTCAAACGGTACCAGTGAATTTTCAACATCAATTCGACCCGGTAAACCAATTCGCATTTCCTATATTCACTCTACGCTTGGTAGGCAAATTGTGCGCCAAGGGTTGATTGATGAAGTTGACTTTGACCTAACAACGTTGCGCGGAACGTTGCGCGGAACGGATATGGTGCAACTACTGGTTGCAGCAACGTTGGCAGCGGGTCAAACTGGCGTGCCAAATACGTTGCGCGCACGCGCAGTGCATCTAATCAATGTGGCTGGATTGGCTACGCTGGTACCAGTTGAAGCAACGCCAGCAGAAGAAACAGACCCACCTGTAGGACCCGTTAGCGCAAGTGAGGCGTCTACGTGGCAGCATATACTTACTGCCGCTCTGGATGCTTTGTATGCTGTCTGGATGGATCGTACCGG